AGGCAATGACTGATTATTATCAGAGGGATATCAAAAGGTATTCAGTAGGACACTCTCTTACTAACTTAGTTGATTATCTAGAGAATGATTTAGAGCCACCTGAGTTAGTGCATGGTAACTTCGTAAAGCCAATGTTGGCTAAGAAATACACAGGCAAACTACCTGAGCAGTTCGTTATGGACATCAAGTATGATGGTAACAGATATCAGATACATAAGAAGGACGATGTAATCATCTTCAATCGTAAAGGTAAGATTGTCACCGAACAGTATGCTGACATCGTAGCGATAGTGAATGGATGGGAGTCTAATAATTTCATATTAGATGCTGAGATATACCCAATAACAAATGATGGTAGTCCTGCTCCACATCAAACTTTAGCAACTAGAGTTCATTCAAAGGATAAACAATTAGCGATAACAAAATGTCCAGTTCAACTAGTAGTGTTTGACTGTCTTCTATATCAGGAACAATCAATACTTAGTGACACATACAGTGATAGACTAGAGTATCTAGAAACTATTGTACCATCTGAGTATATTGCTCAAGCCTTTAGACATGGTAATGTTGAGGCTGCCTACAACGTAGCAATCAATGGTGGCTTTGAAGGTGTGATGATAAAGGACTTGAATGCGGCTTATGAATCCAAGAGAACAACTGCTTTGCTAAAGTATAAACCACCAAGAGTAGAACTTGATGTTGTTATAACATCAGGGGAATATGGAAAGGGAAAGAGAGCAGGTGTGATAGGCACATACGGTGTTAGTGTTAGAGATGGCTCAGACTATGTGAACATCGGTAAGGTTGGTAGCGGTATATCAGAAGAAGAGATGTATTCGCTAGATACACAATTGAAGAGAATCGTTGATAGTTTCAACGGAGGAACGTATTACTTCTTACCTAGAGTAGTGCTTGAGGTTACTTGTGATTTAATCAGTCAGAACCAAGACGGTACTTATGGTATGAGATTTCCAAGAATAGTGAGAATAAGAGATGACAAGTATCCTGCCGATTGCAATACTCTCGATGATGTGGAAGAATTGTGTAGCAACATATATTGACTCCTGTGATGTCGCAGTGCTATGTATGGCAGGGATGTGTTGAATGGGATTCTAATCTCAATAGGCAACCCTGAAGTCAACATAGTAAACAGCAACAAGTCCAAGTTAGGATATCGGGTTCGATTGAGAGTTTGTATACGAGGCGATGGTGTGTTCCTTTGGGGTATTCATCGCTCATTATTACAACATGAGATTGAATCTAACTACAAGGAATCAGAACATAGTGGTAGACCTAAACCCATTCTAGTAATTAGTGGATTAGATAATCTATCAAAACTTGTAGGTATGATGAATGATAAACTGATAGCAAATCATGATTGGGATACATTCACTACATCTCTCAAGATGATAAGAGAGAAGGAACACCTGAGAGCCGAAGGACTTGAGAAGATACTCAAGATGAAGGGGCTTATCTAATGTTATGCCCAAGATGCAATCTTAGAGAAACAGAGGCATCTCTGTGTTCTGTTTGTATGTTGAAGGTTCAGATGAAGAAACCTGAGCATACAACGGATGATGAAATAATCAATCACCATGTTATGCAACGAATAAAGAAAGGTTGCAACGAGTGTGGTAGTCATTCATTCGCTTATGAAGCGGGAGTGAAAGAAGAAAACGAACTAAAGTGGTATGTCATTTTAGTTGACTGTGGGGTTTGTAACAAAGCCTACGAAGAAATAATGGAAGTGAGGGTTATCAATGAGCCTATTAAACATGAAGAATCAGAATAGAACAATAATAATAGTTGGCAAAGACGGAACAGATAAATTACAAAAAGCGATGAAACTCGTTTCTGATAATCCTATCGTTCAGTATGCTAATGAGTTTGACATTGAAGATAATTACAGTATACCAGCAGACGTTGGTATTATCATTAGAGAGTGTAATTACAAACCTAATGTGGAATTGATTAGGAGAACAATACTAGAGTACAGAGGTCAGGTAGTTCTTACATCTATCAATCAGAAGGATGTGCCTAAGAAACTATTCAATCTCTGTAAGTTGAAGCGTGGCAAGAAACTTGAGGTTGATGAGATAAAGGAAATAGCACCACGTTCAGACGAGCCTCACAATTTTGATACAGATATATTCACCTTGGTTGGAGACTATCTTAGGAATCCTAACCGAGATATCATAATGAACAGTTTGAAAATAAGCAAACCATCGGACACTCAGTTCGTATCATGGTTAGCACCAAACATACATCCCAACAAACTGATGTTTGTGGATGCACAAGTAAAGAGAAGGTGGAACTCTGATTACTTTTACGAAATGCTTGCTTATTCTCATGATGGGAGAATGCAACGAAAGATGACTCCACCACAAAGAAAGACATATTCTACAATACCGAAAATTCTGAGGAAGTTAAAAATGCGACATTCTCAGGTCTATCTTTTGAAAGACTTATTAAAAAACCCTGATTTTAGGGAGTATTGTAGAAAAACACTTTCTTCCTCTGAAACAAGAACATTAGGACTTGGAGAAAAGAAGAGGAGGAAAAAGACAACACCAGTTGTCGCCACTGTTGGATTGTCAAGGTGGCTAAATTAAAAATGAGGAATGAAAATGTTATGGACAGAAAAATATAGACCAAAGAGAATTGCTGACGTTGTAGGACAATACAACTTCACGATAGACGCAGAGAGTTGGGTAGAACAAGGGAACATGCCTAATGTTCTACTCTATGGAATAGCAGGTGTAGGTAAGACTGCTGCGGGAATAGCAGTAGCCAATGATATACTAAAGGAGGATAAAGACAATAACTTCTTTGAGATTAATGCATCTGACGACAGAAGACTTGAGACAGTTAGGAATCAAATCAAGGAGATAGCGTCAACCAAGAAGATTGGTAATGCACCTTTCAAGATTATACTTCTTGATGAGATGGATGGAATGACTAAGGATGCACAGAATGCACTGAAGAGAATAATGGAGAGGTATGCTGACAATTGTAGGTTCATTATCACATGTAATGAGAGACACAGAATCATACACCCATTGCAATCTAGGTGTGCTAACTATCGTTTTGATAGATTAAAGCCACAAACAATGCATCTTTTACTAACGAAAATTTTAGAAAACGAGGAAATTACCCATGTATCTAGTGATGACTTGGAAACTTTCATAGACTCGCTACATGGAGACATGAGAAGAGGGCTTACTGAACTTCAGGCTGCTATCTACGGTAAGTCCTCACTATTGAATCAGATTGACAAGAATCTTGAACCATATACTGAAATAATGCAAATGATTGATAATAATGAATATGAAAATAGTTTAGGTAAGGTGCATGAATTGTTATATAACTCAGTGGATATGAACACTATATGTGTTAATTTACATGATGTTGTGATTAAAACAGATATGCCCGCAGCCAAGAAGTTCAAAACACTAAGGGTCATCGGAGAAGCAGAGTGGAGGAGTAGCAATATGACTCCGAAGTTGCTTGCATCTTGGATGATAGGACAGTTGATGTGATGATTGAATTACTATTGGGGTTGGTATTTTTGAGACAATTGATTAGATGGTTAGATTCCCCAAAAAGGAGATTTTGAAATGAGGTATGAATATGAAAATGGATTTGAACAAAGACGGTGTAGTGGATATTGAAGATGTTAAACATCTACTACTACGCTATGAGATAATAGCGTTAGGCGGTGCATTGCTGATTGTACTGCCTATACTAAACACGTTAGGTTATATCAGCGTAGATTCCAATTTCTTTTGGATATTGTGTGGCGTAGTCATGCTGACAGAAGGACTAGTGGAAATAAGACATGAAAGAAAAAGAATGAAAACAAAGGAGGAAAATAAGAATGAATGATGAAATAAAAAATGAAATTGAAAAAGCAGCAGAACTGCTAGGGATGTCCCTAGACGATGCGACAGCGAGGTTCGAGGACATCTGTTCCAAGAACAACGTTGACGCAGATAAAGAGCCTTTACTGGCTCGTAGTCTTTGGCGACAGTTCTTTAGTAATTCTAGGAATGCACTGAAGAGACAACAAACACAACCAACAGGTCAGCAATCTGATGGACTATACAAGAGAGCCTTTGGCTTCTTTGTATCCCTGAATGATGCTATTGATATGTCTGCACGAAGCCGTGAGAGACTAACTAATGAGTACATGAGAGACAGTGATATGACCTACTCTCTTGGAAGAGTTGCTATCTTCACAGAAGATGGTGATGGCTACGAAGCACGAATGATGCGTGATGGCGAAGAGATTGTCAAGACAATGGGCAAACTACCTGAGAACCATGTAGAAGTTGACAGTGGAAGATTTATCGTACCACTAGATGCAAGACAGGGTGATTGGAATAAGAACTATGGAAAGCCACAGCCTGTATCTGAGTATCAGAGAAAGGGTGTATTCGTTGGCGAAGTGAATGGTAAGATGGGTAAGTATTTCTTCTCATACAAGAAAGAACACTGTGTTAACTTTGAACCTAAGACTTTCGAGTTTATCCACTTCGATGTGATACCGAACTCCAACAGGGACGATATGATTCACGGTGGAGCAAATACAACACTAGAGTCTCTAGTATACAACGCAGACTTGACTGATGATATGAAGAGAGATGTGTCTACCATAGATGTATCAGAGGCTATCATGGAATACTGTCAGGGTAATTACAGTCCACTGATTGCATTGGACAAGTATCACCAAACTGCTAACAACAAAGCAAATTGGGATGATAAGTTTGTCTTCACAGATGGAACTGTCAACAGTATCAACGTAACCCCTACGTCAAACGGTAACAGGATAGTAAACCTTGATGACCTTAACACGGACTTTGACTTTGATAATGACGGGTGGAGTGGAACTACATGTTGGATTCCTGAGAACATACCGATTAACTTCGGAATTGGCTCACAGGTTCTTGTCGTTGGTAGAACTTCACAAGGAACTGACCAAGAAGGAAACATCCGACCTGTCAGTATTAACGTTACAGGACTACATGTAATCAACAGCAGAGGGGGAATTGCTGAAGAAGTAGAGTTTGTAGACGAATCAGAAGATTGGTTCTTTGAGTAGGTGTATGCAATGGAATACAGTATAACTACTGATTCCAACGGGGGTCTCGTTGTTCATGGGAGGAGTTTTGCTTTTCTCATGGATGACGTAGACTTCCTAACTTGGAAGTACAATCCCGATACGGGAGACTATTGGACGAAGTTTCACTTCGTATCAAAGGATGTTAGGCTAAAGGTATCCCTAGCAGAACTTAACGAACTACTAAGTAAATGGAAGGGTATTACATTCAACCCTAATGAATATAACAATGGTGATAGAAATGAGTTGGACAACAACAGATAAAACAAAAGCAGTAACAACGAAAGAGTCTGATAAGGGGCAATACGCTCTCCGAAAGGAGGCTATGCTTCAACAGATTAAGGAGCGACAGGAGAATAACAAGTCGTTCCTATGTCTTGGTATTTGGGGTGAACCCAAGTCAGCAAAGTCAGCAACCGCTATGGATTTGCTAACTGAGGAAGACATAAAGAATGGGCAACATGTTCTAGTGTTTGATTTTGACAATAGAGCAATAGATGTGAAGCGTAATCATTACGATAACATTGAGAATCTAATTGTCTACAATCCTATTGTAAGAAAGGATGGTAGCCTAGTTGACTTCGATGAAACGATGAACAATGCTAGAGCATTCTATGAGATGGCAAAAGAGTATCTTGCTGAAGACAAGTTGAAGGCAGTCATCGTAGATGGAGCAGATAAACTCCTGACTGATGTATGTGAAACTAAGATGCGTGAGAAGCATGGTATGGATGCTGATACAGTAATCAAGCAACCGCCTTATGTTTGGGGAGATAGAAACACCCCTTACAAGAACTTCTTGCATAAGCAGATACTAGAGATGCCTTGTCATCGAATAGTGATTGCTCACTCTAAAGACAAGTATGCGGGTAATCCAAACCCCGTTGGTGTAGAGGCTAACTGGCATTCTACAACAGAAGATATCTTCACTGCAACAGTGAGAATGTCGAGAGATATCAGGAAGAATGGTGCTACCTTTACCGCTATGGTCGAGGCAAGTGCTAGGAAGCCTGAGATGATTGGAAAGAGATTGAGAGTCTTGACTATCGAAGATGGAAAGATAGATTGGGCAGGATTCCCTGAAATCAAAGCAGGAGAACTTTGAACGTAATGTAGATGTGGGTAGGGGGGAAACCCCCTATCCCTTCTGCCATTTAGGAGGAATGAAAATGAGAATAGAAATAAACACAAAAACACTAACAAACGCAATAGAAGATGTATGGATGAAAGGTAAGTATCACAACGGAGAGTCAGCAAAGAACAGTCAGTTAACTGACTATGCTATGCTTGAACTAGTACAGGATAACTTACTGAATCTGTACAATGCAGATAATCAAACCATCTGTCGAGTATCTATTCCTGTAATACGAAACACAGGAAGAGATGAACATAATATGATGGTTGTTGAGATAGATAAGATACTAAAGTATCTGAAGACATTCACAGGAGATACTGTTCTGTTAGAAGTAGCAGACTATATTCTGCTGCAATCAGAAGGTGGTGGTAAAAGAGCAAGCCTTCCACTGGTTGTGAATCACCCAAATGCATCAATGATTGCTAGGATACAGAACTTCACAATCACACCTGAGAAACCTGTGTTTAGCAGTGTCAACTTTGAGACTGTAATAACAACAGGGTCTAACATACTTACAGATGCAATCAAGACTTGTGATGTAATCAACAATGCAAAGTATATGTTTAACACAGATGGTGAAGATTTTCACATATGCAGTAGAAAGTCTGACATTGATATGGTAGACGTAGAAGTATCTACTCTATCTATTAGTGGTGAAGCATCAACAGTAGAGATAACTGGTCAGTTCCACAAGTTCTTTCGTGGTACTGTACCTGTCACTATCTATTTGAAAGACGAGTCTCCTGTCATTTGGGCAGGTGAAGATAGAATATTAATCAAAGCCCCATATATTACACGGTGATTACATGATAATAGCAAACACGAAAGACGGCATTCTTCTAAGATGGAGGGATGAGGAAGATAGAAGAGTAGAGAAGTCTATATCATTCAAGGAGTTCAGTCCGTATTTCTTTATTCGTAGTGCCGATTATGCGGATGATAATTCAACTGGTCTAATACCAGTGAAAGAAGGCTACCGAGGAAAGGAAGGTATAATGGTTCAACTTTACTTTGAACAAGGTGACTGGAAGAACCTTGAAGGAGAACAATTGACAAAGATAACATGGTCTCCTTCCAAGACAGGTAAAACAGAAGCAGGAGCAATGACACATAAGGTGAAGACACATTACCATGACAGAGACATTCAAACATACGAGGCAGATGTACAACATCATTACAGATATGCTGTTGATGAATTAGAGACAATGCCTGAATACAATCTACGCAAGTGGTATTGGGATATGGAATGGATGCAAGGAGGAGAGCATGATGGAGCGATTACTGCTATTGTAGTGTATGATAACTACGATGATGAATACTACACACTGACTTGGCAACCTGACTCTGATGAGTCTGAGAGAACAGTTCTTGAGAGATTTATTCTGATGATTACAGAGAAAGACCCTGATATGCTTATCTCTTGGTTCGGATGGAAGTTCGATTTGCCCAAGTTGATTGAAAGACTTCAGGTAAACGGAATCGACCCAAGACTTCTCTCTCCAATTCAGGAAGTGAAAGGAGTAGAATGGGATATCAAGGGAAGAAAGGTTATCTTGAAGAACAAGCAGATTGAGAATTACTCACCTATTGCACAACCAATCAAAGGTAGGATTTGTGTTCCACTGGATTTAGCATTTGAAAGACAATGGAATGATGCTCAAAGAGGGACACTACCTTCTCTATCTCTAGACTATGTATCAGAAAGCGTATTGGGAGAGAAGAAGTTAGTTAGCGAGAAGTTTCCTGATAAGAACGAGTTCTTCAGAAGAGGTTGGCAAGAAGACTCTGAAACATATCTAGAGTATGCTGTTAAAGACGTTGAGTTAATCAAGAGGATAGACGATGAGAACTTCACTACTGAAGCAATACTCTCGTTACAACGTTTGCTGATTGCTCCCTTCGATGCTTGCTTCTATGCTTCCAACATGGGTGGAATATACTTCATGCGGAATGCCTCATGGAAAGCCCCTACGGGCAGAAAAGGTGACAGGGTAGAGTATGATGGTGCAATGGTCTATGACCCTCTCAGTGAGGCTACAAATGGTCTTCATTTGGGTGTTGCAGCATTTGACTTTGCTGGTCTATATCCATCTATGATGATAGCAAGAAACATATCATGGGAAACCAAGTCTGCAACCATTACTGAGTTTGGTGTAAATCTGAAGACTCCTAAAGACTTCTCTGAAATTAAAGACCATGACATGAGATACTACAAGACTGATAGTTTAGGATTGTTACCAAAGGCTGTCTTGGAACTAAAACAGTTGAGAAACGAATACAAAGTGAAAATGAAAGAAAGTGAAAGTAAAAGTGAATATGTGAAATGGAACAACAACCAACTTGCAGTCAAGAGATTGATGGCATCATTCTATGGTATCATTGCGTATCAGGGATTTGGTTGGGCTGATGTTGACCTAGCAGCGAGCATTACTGCTAGTGCAAGAGAAGCAATTCGCATTGCAGCGTTCAAAGTGAGGGAATTATAATGCCAATTAAGAGTGCAACAATAGATTTAGCAAAAGTATCTGAAGAAGACACTAAATCTGAGACTGAACTTAGAAAACAAGCGTTCACACAGATTCTAAAGGATACTAGACTGGTTATTAAGATAATAAGTCGATTACTAATCGGTTTCGTGTTTGTATACGGTGCTGTATCAATATTACAGGATGTGAATCTAATATGAGTATAGAAGAGTGGTCACAAGACCGATTTGCAACACTAGCACTACTCAGAACTGTTTTTGGTCTTGTGAAAGTGATTATTGCGGCTATTATAGCAGTGGAGTTGTTAACATGAAGGTGGTTTACGGACATACTGACTCAATTTACGTTGATATTGAGGACAATAGCATTGAAACTGCTAAACAAACTCTAAAAATACTCAATGACCATGTTAGGAAGGCATTTCCTAACGTTATGGGACTAGAAGAACATCCTGTGACCCTAGAGTTTGAGAAATACTTCCGAACTTTAGGTGTTGGGGCAACAAAGAACAGAAATGCTGGCCTAATTACTTGGAAAGACGGTGACTTCCTCGATGAAGAGGAGTTTACGATGACTGGATTCACTGCTAAGAGAGTTTCATTGACAAAACTAGCAAAAGAAGTACAACTTGCTGTTCTAAACATGTGGGTAGAAGGTAAAACAGAGCAAGAAATCGTTTCTTACTTGAATGACAAGTATAATTCTGTTATGAGAGGCAAGATTCCTCTATCAGATGTTCTACAAAGAAGCAGATTTCGTGAAGAGAGATTCAGATTAGTCTGCAAGGATTGTAATCCGAAGGCTAGATTCGACAAAGGATGGAACAACAAGTCCGTAAGTGTATTCGATTTGATGAATCACGGAGGGTGCATAGATGATATGGGTAGAGTGATGGAGCATACCAACTTCGTAACTGTTGGTGGTAAAAGACCAACGTTTGGTTCAGGAGTTGAAGGTGTCTTGTTTAGTCATTCACAAGGATATGAGAAGATAGAGGACACTTATCTATACCTTAGAATTAAGGATTGTAGAGAACATTATCTGCATCCAATAACTAAGCAGTTCACTACCCCTAATTATGTGTCTAGGTTAACTGCTGATGAGTTCAGTGATTTTAGTCCTGATTGGTCTCACTACGCAGAATCAGTAGTGAAGAAAGCAGAGCCTATCTTCAGAGCAATGGGGTGGGATATCATGCAGATAAAGAAAGACACACAACAATCATCTTTGGAGGAATGGTTTTGAGGAGTTTCTACAACAGTCTATCTTGGACTAACAAAAGAAGAATAGACAAATGGAGTGCTAGGTTTAGTGCTATCAAAGACTGGATAACTCCCAAGGCAAAGAAGATGGTATCCGAAGTAGAGATACCAAAGATAGAGATGCCTAAGATGGAGATTCCAAAACTAAGAAAGGAAAAAGACGTAGAAGTAGTAACAGAGATATTTCCTGATGACCATACGTTCATCGGTTATAGAATAGAAAAACATTCTAAGGGTGATAAGATTGTCATGATACAAGAACCCCCACACCCAACAGAGTGTACTTGCAAACAATGCATGGACAAATTAGGGGACGAAATCATGAGCAGAAGAAAGGTGAATACAGATGAGACAGAGTAATACGAATGAATACACATACCAATGGAATACAGAAAACTATGGGAAAGAAGGAGAACCAATACTGAAGATATCAAAGTCTTCATTAGGTTCTTATCAATGGTGTCCTAAAAGATACGAGTTTCAGTATGTCGAAAGAAGACCAATAGAAACAACTGAAGTTATGCTTAAGGGGAGTATCATACACAATGCTAGAGAAGCATTCTTCAATGCGTTCGATGTTAAGAAAGCAGAGAACCTTTCCCATACAGAATTAGTTAACTACTGTATGAGTTTACATCCCATAGATGACTATACAGAAATGTATGAAGCAATGTCTATCTTTGAAGCAAATAGATTTATGGAATCAAGAGAAGAAGGAACTATTGATGATTTTGTTCCTGTTGTGAATGAAGTAATGCTAGATGCTAAAATAACAATTAGAAAGGATGAGAACCCTAAGTATGAATTATCACAAGACTATACTGTTCACTTACAAGGAATCATTGACAGGATGTTCAAGGAAGGAGATAGATACATCCCTATGGAATTGAAAACTGGTGGATGGAAAGACTGGAAGAAAACTATGATGAGAAAGGAGATGGCTTTCTACAAGATTCTATTTGAAAATACACCTAATGAAGAGTTAGAAGCAATGGGTATTGACCCTAGTTTACCTATCTCTCATTGGGGGTGGTATTATCCTGCTGCTAACTACATCTACGTTGAAGATGCAAAGAAGAGTAGTATGACTGCTGTTAAGAAA